CATTGGAAGCAGAGACGCAATTAACATCGCACGATGTCGAAGTTACTGGCGGAGGCGACGATTTCGGTTGGGGCGATTGCTACGCCATATTTGAACCGGCATGAACAGAGGTGAAAAATGACTTTGAAATATTCTGAGAGTGTTTGTAACGCTCAACTCGACGCTATCGAAACCGTCGTCGGCGCCAGTCCTGTGCTCGTCATTCGTACAGGCGCTGCGCCCGCCAATTGCGCCGCGGCGGATACAGGCGATGTGTTGGCGACCGTCCAGCTTCCAGCGGATTGGATGGCCGCGGCTTCGAGCGCCTCAAAAGCGAAAAGCGGAACGTGGGAAGACACGGCGGCTGACGATACCGGCACGGCCGGACATTGGCGCATTTATGAAGCTGGATCCCCGCAAGTTGCTCATTTGCAGGGCGATATCACTGTGACCGGGGGCGGCGGCGACATGACTGTGAATAACACCAGCTTCGCCGCCGGACAAGATTTCACGGTGACTTCGTTCACAATTACAAATAATAATCTATAAAGAAAAAGCGCCCGTCAATGACGGACGCTTTTCCCGTGCGCGGAACCAACTGTTTTCTACGCGACTCTTATAAAGGAAGCGCGCTGAATGTTCAAGGTCGTTGTTGAGGTCGAGGGATTGCGCGAAGCGCAGGAAGCGCTCCGGAGCATGTTGCCGGACCGGACGGCTCGTAACGTCATGCGGCGCGTGCTTAAAAAACGCGCGACGCCTATTCGTAATAAAGCTAAGAGTTTGGCTCCATATAGGAGAGGCAAACTAAAGTCTAGAATAGAAATAACTGGGAAACTTCATAAGGGTCAACGCAGTTCTTACAGAAAACAACATCCAGACGACGTTGAATTATTTGTCGCCGCTGGCCCATTGCCTTGGGCGCACATGATGGAGTATGGGACAAAAGACGTTAAGCCTCATCCGTATATGCGGCCTGCGTGGGATCAAGTCCGGCACACTATATTGCAACATGTAGCTAAGGACATGTGGGATGAAATAGAAAAAGCCTTAGCGCGTATGGCGAGAAAAGCGGCGCGAAAATGATCATAGATCTGATAAATTACCTGCTTGCGGACGCGTCGATTACGGCCGTCGTTGGCGCGCGTGTGACGCCGTCGTCAACGGCGCAGGGAACAGCGCTGCCTGCGCTGACTTTACATGGCGTCAGCGGCGCTCCATTATACGCTGACGACGGAGAAGTTGGTTTAAATGACGATCGCGTCCAAATTGATTGTTGGGCGATTACTTATGCGGAAGCTCGCGATTTATCGGATTTAGTCAAAAGTCGATTATCGGCGGCTCAAGACGTGAGCCAGGGCGACACGACGTTTATTTATATGTTATTGGATAATTATCAAGATTTGCGGGAAGGCGGTTCAAACGCCGCTGAATATAGATACCGCGTCAGTCTAGACTTTGAAATTTGGTGGCGTTGAAATAGGAGGTTATAAAATGGCCGGACGTGTAGGAAGGCAAGTGACGTTTTTCTTTGGCGGCGATTCGCCTGCGGATGAAATTTTAGGCGTCCGTGAAAAGGGCGTCGAATGCAACGGAGAGCCTATCGACGTTACTTCTGATGAAGATAGCGGCGTTAGAACTCTGCTTTCTAATATTTATGCTCAGAAAGAAGTTAATGTTTCGCTTTCTGGCGTAACAAAGGATACGCGTCTAAAAGAGGCGTGGCACAATGATCAATTTACGCAAACATGCACCTTTACATTTCCCGATGGTTCTTCGTTGTCTGGAGTATTCTGCATGACGTCTTACAAAGAAACTGATCCCTATAATGGAGCCGCCACATTTGAAGCGGCGTTCTCATCGTCTGGAACAATCACTTATACGGCCGCTTGATGTTTAAAGAAATTGAGGTCGTTTGGGGGAATGAAACTTATGTCATTCCTCCAAAGGGAGTGCTTAAGGCGATCGCCGTAGTTGAGGAACATTTAACTTTAAACGATCTAGCTATAAGTTCTCAAACTGGCGACGTAAAGCTTACACAGCTAAGCATGGCTTTTGGAGCGCTGCTTCGTCATTGCGGGTCACGCATAACGGATGACGAAATATATTTGTCGTTATTCAGAGGCGACGACGAAACTATTCGCGAACGCATGATAACATCTATACAAATGCTTATGACGCTAATGGTGCCGCCGCAAGAGGAGGTTGCGGCCGTTGCGGGAAAACAGCAACGGCGCGCCAGGGCGACGGGAAAAGCGTCAAGGCGATCTATCAAGCCCTTGTTGGCGGAGGACGGCTGACGCCGTCCGAATTCTGGCGCTGTGATCCAGTCGAACTTTGGTGGCTTATAATCGCCTTGCAACCGAAAAAAACTTATGCTGGCGGCATGAGTGAAGAAGAAGTCGCTGAAATATATGAAGAAACGTATGGGCGTGGTTAAAGATGGCTGTTGAAGCGGGCGCGGTGCGCATACGGATGGCGATGAATGCTGGTGAATTCACGCGCGGCGTTCAGCAAGTCAACGCGTCTATGGATAAGCTGGCGGCGCGCGCGGCTAAAGTGGGCGCCGCGATAACCACTGCTTTCGCCGCTGACAAGTTGGGGGCGTTTTTTAGTGACGCTACAAGGGCTTGGGGCGTCCAGGAAAAAGCCGTAAGCGCCGTCGAGGCCGCCATTAAGGCCACGGGCGGAACGGCTGGATTCACGACGAAACAGCTTGTCAAAATGGCGGGCGAACTACAAAAAATAACAACATACGGCGATGAAGATATATTAAAGAATTTAACAGCCAATTTATTGACTTTCACCAATGTCGTTGGTCCAGTTTTTGAGGAAGCGCAGAAACAAGCCTTAAATCTATCGGCGCGCTTGGATCAGGATCTTAAAAGCTCTGTCATTCAGCTTGGGAAAGCTTTGAATGATCCAATAAAAGGCATAACAGCGCTGTCGCGCGTTGGCGTCGCTTTTACGGAAACTCAAAAGGAACAAATTAAGACTTTGATGAAGAGCGGCGACATCATGGCCGCTCAAAAAATTATTCTCGCCGAGCTTGGGCATGAATTTGAAAATCAGGCGACGGCGCTTGCGCAAACGACGCAGGGCAAGCTCACTCAAGCGATGAACGCCGTTGGCGACGCTATGGAGAGCGTAGGTCAAGCCATTGCGCCCATTGTCGAATATGCGGCGGGCGTTATCCAGCATTTGGCTGAAGCGTTTCAGAATCTCTCGCCGGAAACGCAGCGCTTCATCGCCATCACGGCGGGCGCCGCCGCAGTGCTAGGCGCCGCCGCCGCCGCGATGGCGGGTTTTGCAGTGATTTTAGGCGCGATTTCAGCGCCCATTGTTCTCGCCGTTGGGGCGATCGCGATGCTGGCGGGCGCTGTCGCGGCGTTTTGGCCAAAAGTCAGCGACATGGCCAGTAATGTCATTAAGTCTTTTCAGAGCATCTATGAAGGCGCTAAAAAATGGCTAGTCGATTATATTGGACCAATAATCAGCGGCTTCAGCACGGCGTTTGACGTAGCCTATAAAATGATTGGGGAAGGCGCGGCGACTCTACGCAAAAAGCTTACAAGCGAAACGCCGGGCGCCGTCATAGCGGCGGGGGAAACGGCTGACGCTATAAAGAAGATGGGCGACGCGTCAGCGGAAGTGAAAAAACGCCTCGACGAACGCACGCCCGAAGCCGTCGCCGCGGCCAAAGGCATGATGGATGCAATGGCGGCGGCGGTGAGCGGAAAAGAAGCTCCGCAAGAAAAACCGGCGGAAGACGCCGCCGCTCTGACGCAAGAACAGGCCATCGCCGAGTTGCAAAAAAGAGCCAAAGCTGAGGCGGCCGCGCAGGCGGCGGCGGCCGCCGCTAAAAAGGCCCATGCTGACGCCCAAGCGGAACTTAATAAGCAAATAAATGAAGGCGTTCGACTCGCCAAACAAGTCGAAGAACCGCGCGAAAAGCAATTGCGTCAGCTTAAAGCTTTAGACGCCGCTTATAAAGCTAATAAAATATCCGTGGAAGCGTTGGGGCGGGCGCAAAGACTTGTCGCGATGACCGTAGTGCACGCATATGCTGGCGTTATTTCTCAGGCGACAGCGGCGATGGCGCAACTGTTTGATAAAAATAAAGCGCTCGCTGTCGCCAGCGCCTTGGTGAATACTTTTGAAGGCGTCACAAAAGCGCTCGCCGCTTATCCGCCTCCACTCTCCTATATAGCAGCTGCTGGCGCGCTCGCCGCCGGGATGGCGCAGGTTCAGAATATTAAGTCAACAACTTCGTCTGGGGGCGGCGGCGGAGCGTCAACAAGCGGCGGCGGCGACGTGACAGCGGCGGCTGCTGAGGTTCCCACAGCCCAGCAAGGCGTCTATATAACGCTGGAAGGCGAGCGCTATGGGCGCGAACAAGTGCGCGCCTTGATCGAGCAAATAAATGAAGCTGTCGCTGATGGCGCCGTCGTAAAGGTGATGTGAATGTACGTATTATCAAGCAGCCTTACGTTACCGGGCGCGACAGAATATTCGGTCCCTAATGTGAACAATCCTGTCATAGGTTATGAACAACTTGTGACTACTGGAAACATTGACACTAGAACTGAAGAAGACGGTTATCCGGCAACAAATCTTGCAAATCCATCGACGAATTTAAAATGGACAGGGGTTTTAGCGTCACCGATAGTTTATGAATACATAGACATGGATGTAAATACTGAACTGTTGGTGGATTATGTCGCCATTTCTCGACATAATTTCGGAACGGGCGAAATTGCTGTGTCGCTTTGGACTGAACGCGATGGAAGTCCTAGCGGCTATAACGAATTGATCGGGGAATTTACGCCTACAGACGACACGCCTTTGCTTATGAGATTTACGCCGCAGGCGGCTACGCAATTGCGCGTCAGGCTTTTGCCGTCAGGCGCGGCCGCTCCTACTGCGGCCGTGGTCTATGCAGGCCGCCTGCTTGTTCTTCCACGGCGCATTTATGTAGGCCATACCCCTTTGCCAATGGGGCGAAAGTCAAATATCGTCAGCGGCCGTTCAGAAAGCGGCGATTTTCTTGGGCGCGTCGTCCTTTCCGAAACGCTGAAAACTTCTCTATCCTTAAATAATTTAGATCCGGCTTGGGTTCGTGAATATTTAAATCCTTTCATTTTATCAGCTAGTGAATCGCCGTTTTTCTTCGCATGGCGGCCGGGCGCTTACCCGGATGAAACCGCTTTTGCATGGCTGACAGACGATCCAGCGCTAAAAAACGCAACGCCCAATGGCTTCATGAGCGTAACTCTTAATATGGCGGGCGTAGCTGAATGAGTAAATCACTCACGTATATTGAAATAGATGTTCCGTCATTTGTTGAAACATCTCCGGAATCGATAGTAACATATCGTTTTTCGAAACCTACGGCTTATTCGCCGCGCGATATTGAAGCAATTCCTTCAATAACGTCATTATCTTTTTCGCCTGCAAGAATATCTCTCGGAGAAAACTTGGGCGAACGCGCTTCTTTGCAGATATCATTTAAAGATCATAGACATATATTTGATGCGGAGGAATTTGATAGCGGAACGTTTTGGGGAAAGTGGCGGGCGCGTCATGGAACAAAACTGCGCGGACGCACGTTGCGATGGTATCAGGGGTTACTTGGCCAGACTCTTGAGCAAATGGAAGTCCGCCAGTTTATAATTGACAGCACAAATGGACCAACGCCGGGCGGTGAATATACTATAGTCGCGAAAGACATACTAAAACTGGCGGATAATGATAGAGCGCAAGCGCCTTTACTGTCTGATGGTTATCTAGTCGCTGGAATAAACACGACTGACACTAGCATCAATCTTACGCCAAGCGGAATCGGCGATGTCGAATATCCCGCAAGCGGTTATGTCGCCATAGGGGGAAGTGAAATTTGCTCTTTCACGCGCTCCGGCGACGCCATGACTGTCGTCCGCGCCCAGCTTGGGACAGACGCAAGCGAACATGACAGCGGCGAGCGCGTCCAACTTGTTCTTATTTACACGGCGGAAGATCCGGGCGACATAATCAAAGATCTTTTAGTCACTTACGCAAATATCAGCGCCGATTTCATCCCGATAGCTGCATGGAACACTGAAACAAGTTCGTTTTTGCAGACTTTATATTCTGCGGTTATTTCGGAACCTGAATCGGTAAACAAACTGGTCTCAGAATTAATTGAACAAGCGGCGCTAGCGTTGTGGTGGGAGCCATCGACGCCAGAATTAAGACTAAAGGTTATACGCAAAATCGCAACTGACGCAGATGTCTATAGTCCAGATAATACGTTACAGGGCACATTGCAAATATCGGAACAACCTTCTACACGCATGTCACAAATTTGGACTTATTACGGGCAAAGAAATTCTTTGAAATCTGTTGAGGATACTGATAATTATAGGTCTGTCGCAGTAACCGTCAATTTGGAGGCGGAAACGGAATACGGCGGTCCCGCCATCAAAAAAATATTTTCCAGATGGATCCCGTTTGGCGCGCGCACGGTGGCGTTGCGCCTTAATGATTTATTGCTTTCGCGTTATGTAGATCCGCCGCGAACCTGCACATTTGCGCTATGGCGCTATGGATCGGAGGATCCGACATTGGGCGGCGGCTATCGTCTGGAATCCTGGTGTCTACAAAATGTTGACGGCAGTAGTACAGACATGCCTATACAAATAACGCGAGTGAAGCCCACAGAAGATAGATATGAAGTTCAAGCGGATGAAATGCTTGCTACTGATATCGCAGACATAGATTTAAGCAATAGAGTCATAATAATTGACAGTAGTGTCTATAATATAAATTTAAAAGATTTGCATGATCAAATTTATCCAGAAATCGAAGGCGGAGAGAGTCCAGAAATAACGCTTACAGTATATATAGAAGAAAGCGTTATTGTGGGTTCTAAAAACACATCTTGGTCCGCATTCTATATTGGCGGATGGGCTGATCCTCCGCCGATAACTATCTATTGCCGTGGCAGAATTCAAGGCATGGGTGGACGCGGCGGTGACGGAAGCGTTGACGCCAATCCAGACGACGGCTTGCCCGGCGGCGGCGCGTTGCAAGTTGAGCATCCTATAACGCTTGTGCTGAATGAAGGTTCCGGCGAAGTGTGGGGGGGCGGCGGCGGCGGCGCTGGCGCTGGCGTCACAGGCGACGGCGGCGGCGGGGGCGGCGGAGGCGCCGGAAGTGATCCAGGCGACGGCGGGGCGGCGGGTTTTACCGATCCTGGCGAGCCAGGAACGACGGAGAGCGGCGGAGATAGCGGCTCAGGCGACGCCGGAGATGGCGGGGATCCAGGGCAAGCGGGCGGCAGCTCGCCGCAAGCGACGGGCGGGGCGGCGGGATACGCCATTTACGGCATAAGCAATGTGAGTAAAGTAGGAACAGGCGATATTCGCGGCAGTGAAGCGTAGATCGAGCTAGTGAAGCGTAAGACTTGCCTTCATAATGCAAAATGACATACATTACACATGATCGATAATGTAGCGGTCATGGATGATTTGAACGACAAACTGCAAGAACTCGAAACTCACGCCGCTAATCTGGAGGCGCGAGTTTCCGGCGTTGAGCGCGTATTACAAAAGCACGGGGAAAAATTAGAGCAAATCGTAAATATCCTTGCAGCGACGCAAGCGCGTCCACAATTCGATCCCAAAGGTCTATTGAACATCGTGAAAAATGCGGCGATTCTCATTGGTCTTACTGTAGGAGCTATAATATATGTCACAGGCAGGGCCTACGACAGTCCGCTGGCGCTATTGGAATATCGAGTGAAGCTATTGGAAAGTAAAAAATGAAACAGCGCGAAGGGTTGTTCTGGCCAAACACTCAAAAAGACAGAAGCATAAAGGCGACGAACGATTCTTTAATAATCCAAACGGCTTTAGATTTATGTAAAAATCATCGCCGTTTCATAGACGGCGGCGCTTATATCGGTCAATGGAGTCTGGCGCTGCTTAACAAGTTTGAAATGATCCATGCATTCGAAGCCCATCCGATGCATTGCGTCTGTTTGCGTTTAAATTGTCCAACGGTAAAAATTTCGAACACGGCGTTGACGGATTGCAATAGCGTCATGGATTTTTACGGTCGAAGCGACATGGCCAATGGCTGGTCTTTAACAAAATTTCGCAACA